AGCCGCGCCATAAAGCGGAATGTTGCGCTGTTTTTGATGCCTTCCTTGATGCCCTGCTGCTGCATGTTGATCAGGTCCATCGTCGTGGAAAGCGCCCGGTTATCCGTTCCGAAGATGTCATCCTCATACTGGAACTTGTTCAGGATGCCGACCTTCTCCATCTCGATATATCCGATCTGGCCGTTCCGGAAGTCATACTTCAGCCATGGCTCTCCGTCAACGTCCAGGATCTCCGTCTTACTGGGCAGGATAGGGAAGTATCCTCTGATTTCCAGATCGCCATCCTTGCCGTATTCCAGCACCGGCACAATAAAGGCGTTGCACTGCATCTCCAGGATCGTTACCAGGCGATACACGAACTGATACGTTGACTGCCATTCGTTCGGTCCGGAGCGGAGTCGCGCCTTCAGTTTCGGATTTGCCGCTCCCTGGATGCTGATGTCCATCTTTCCGGCATGTCTTGCGATGGCGTCAATGGAAGCGCGGATCAGTTCGCTCTCATAGAGCTTTCCGCCCCAGCTGGTAAATGCCGGTGTATACGCTGTCAGCGTCTTGTACCAGCCATCCAGTTCTTTCTGAATCTTTGCCGGCCTGTTCCACCCGAATATGGCGTCAAACAGTCCCCGCAGTCCTGCGCCTCTCTTCACATCGCTCATCTGTTCATCCCTCATTCTTCAGCTGTTCCTTCAGCTCTTCCCATTTATTCGCCCGCATACACATGGCATCCAGAAGCGCGGCCACGCCGTCAACGTGTGCCCGCTTTGAAATCTTGATCAGCTTTTTCCTGTTCGTCTCCGCTTCCGTCTTCAGCGCTGCATCCAACAGATGGATCTTCATCAGGTCGTTATCCTCCGCGCACTGCAGTGTTCCGTCCTTCAGCATCCCTTCCGTCGTGTTGATCACGCCGGTAAGGTTCGTGCCCTGGAATACGGTGTCGCAATGGAATCCATACGCCTCCAGCTGCGCCTGCAGATACTGCGCGCAGTATCTGTCAATGCCGATCTGCAGAACATAGATGTGGTACTTCTCAATCAGATCCGTGAACCACCGGTAACAATCCTCGAAGTTGACGAAATTGTCCCCGCTCTCGATCAGGAAACCACGCTCGATATATTTCCGGTACGGCAGACCGTCCCTCGCTGTGGCCTCCTCGATCTTTTCCCGCGGAAGGAAGAACTTCACGAAGTAATACAGGACTCCGTCCTTTTCGATCAGCAGGCTGCAGGCCGTCAGGTCTGTCGTTTGGCTCAAGTCGATTCCGGCCAGCGCATAGCATCCGTCGAAATCTTCCAGCGTCAGCGAATTCGGCCCGCGGCTTCCGTCCCGCGCCGCCTGGTATACGCCCAGCGATCCCTGCACCATTCCTCCGCCGAAACTTCTCTTGATCGTCTCCGTACTAAGCCATGCCTGACTGCTGTTTTGTTTGATATTGGCGTATTTCGTCAGGAATTCCGTTTTTTTACTCAGGCTTTCATGCGCCGTGTCGATCTCCTTCAGGATGAACTTCACGCTCACGCTGTCGCCCAGCCCCGGCAGGCTTTTCCGCAGCTCATTGATATCGTCCCACTTCTCTACATCGTCGATCATGTAGATCAGTGGCAGCAGGTGCTGTTCCCGGCTGTTCCCATTCAGGAATGCCGTCCCGCGCTTGAATAGCTCATCAAAGATACCGTCGTTCTCATATCCGGCACTGCTGATTGCCATGCCGAACGGCTCCACGCGGGAACCGGTACCGGATACCATGACTTCCCACTGTTTCAGGCCTCTGTCACCCTGCCATGAACCGACTTCATCAGCCGTCCATCCCATCGGGTTATATCCGTCGCTCTTCTTGTCCGTGAACGGCAGCTTCCGGATCATCGTGTTGGTTTCTTTGATGTAAAGCCCGCGGTATTTCGTGCTCTTTGTCCGCTTCTGCAGGTCCGGCTCATGAGCAACGTTGAATTCCAGGGCGCTATAGCATAGATCTGCCTGGTCCAGCTTCGGAGCAAGGAAATAGATCTCGCTGCCGTACTCTCCGACAGCGTATCCCAGGTATGTCATGATCCCTGCGGCCATCAGCGTCTTACCCTGCTTCCGGCCTACGATGAACAGGCACTCCGTGAACTGCCTCACACCGTCCGCGTCTACGATACCGAACATGATGGAGATCGCGGCCCGCTGCCATAGGCTCAGCTTGATCCGTGCCGGTGCCAGTTGCCCTTTGTAGTGATGGCAGAACCGCTCAATGAACCGGATCGCGTTCGACGCTTTTCGCTGGTCAAAAAACCAGCGTTTCTTCTCAAGCCCGTCGATGATCAGCTCATAGAGCATCCGGATCCATTTGCCGACCGTGATGCTTCCGTCCTGGATGCCCTGGTAATAGGCGAGGATAGCGTTCTCATCATTCACGCCCCGACCACCCCGCCACTATCACAGTCTGAATTCGGACAGATCATCAACTGTGTCAGGCTTCTTCTTGCCCCGCTTCACGATGATGTCTCCCATGATACTCAGCGTCCTGTTCGCGCAGTCGATGTGCTTCGGGATCTCCTGAACCAGCGGATGGATGCATACGTTTTGCCGGCCCTTCACGTATTCCTTTTCGACCGTCATCCCGTCATCCTTCAGCACCGTCCGCATCTGGGCGATCAGTTCGACTTCCTCCGCGTAAGTTTTTGCCGCGGCCTTGAAGTCTTCATCGTCCTGGACTTCGAAGATCTTCCCGAAGGCCAGCAGCTTCCGGTAGTTGGACACTGCTTTTGCCAAATCTTCAAACCTCCGTTCAGTATGCAAAAAGTGTATAAAAATACAGCTTTTTTCCCGCGAAAAAAGCCGATTTTCTATCAACTTAATGGGCCGATGTAACTTTCCAAAATCCCCGCGCACGCACGCGGGAGCTCTTTTTGGCAGATGCCCCCCGGAGTTGTACGTCCCCTCTACGCTGGCAGACCTGGCGGGGATCAAATATCAACGTGACCGTCCGCGTCGGCTCTCCAGCGGATGCCTTTCTCGTGCTCTTCGTGATGGCAGTCATCACAGAGCAGTTCCAGGTTCGTCCAGTTCAGCGAAATCTCCGGCCTGTGTATGTTGTGAGGCGTCAGACGGATCTTGTGGTGTACCTGTGTTCCCGGAACAATCTTCCCGGCAGCATAGCACCGCTCACACATTCCGCCCACGCTCTCAGCATACGAACGCCGGCACTTTATCCATGCCGGCGATACGTAAAACGCATGAGCGAATCCGTTCTCTTTTTTCTTCTTCTCCACGTTACTATTTTATCACGAATTATCCGACCTGACCTGTCTTGTTGTTTTTGCTCTCTCGTTCTCTCTGAATGCGTAAAATCAATGCTTCCGCGTCACGCATCTTTCTGTGAAGATAATCTTCAGTGTAGTTCAGAGACACAGCGATCTGACGTACAGACATTCCCTGAAGGTATCTCATCCGCAGACAGGTCTTTTCAAGACGTGACTTCGCGTTCCTGATCCTGGCGATGGAGTCCCGCAGTTCTTTCCGCGCTTCTTCCAGTTCGTCCAGGATCTCCTTGTACTCCTCCTGCAGAGTTGCCAGCATCACCGCTCCGTCTTCCGGGCGTGATCCTGTCCTTGTCCCTCCGCATCCGCCTGCCGGCGTGATACTTGTCGTTGACTTTGTGGCCTTTGCCATCTGTTTCTCCACTGCCCAGTGATACCGTTCTTCCTGCCGGATCAGAACCCGCATCCGTTCAAAGTCTGTCATGTTTCACACCCTTCCCTGAATCTCGCCTTTCTTCTCACGCCAGCTTATGCTTCCCGGTCTCAGGTAGTTGTAGTAATACATCGGCATATCCCAGTAATACACCCGTGGATTCTTCCCGAACATCCACCGGTTAAAATCCACATCACTCCAGTATGGAACATCAGAAAATCGCGTATCTCCGATGAAATCCCTCCGCCAGCACTTCGTCCATACGGCGATATTCCGACGCCATGGCATCTGCATCTGGTACCTTCTGCCTTTCCAGATAAAACTGAATGCCAGTACGTCCACATCAACATCCGCCAGCTTTTCAGCAATTTGCCGGAAGACAAACTCATGCAGGAAATGATCATCATCATCCATGAACAGGATCCATTTCCCCTCCGCCAGATCTATGCCTGTATTCCTGGCTTTACCATCCAGGCCGTATC